AACACATCGCAATACTTCTTGACCACATATCCATGCGTTTACTTGAACTTGGTCTAAGTCAGACATGTTATCTGCTAGGTCAAGTCCTACACTACGAGCAAAAGACGCGTCTAAGACACCCCAATACTCTAGAACTTCATAGCGATTTTCTTGGTAGTAGGCTTCTGTTTCGTCTTCACGAATAGTGTCTTCGTAGTACTTATCGTCGTAGTTACTACCTTTAGCGATAGCATTTTGAATTGCTTCTTTATCAAAGTAGGGATGATTTATCAAAGCACGAAGCTGTTGCTTATTCATTCTGTGACGTTGTATAACGTATTCACAGTCCTCTATGCTTGTAGCAGATGGGTCAGGGTGAAAGTCCCATATAGAGACATGTTCAACACGCGGAACAATCTTTTCATAGGGAGCATATACTCTTTCTCCCTCTTCATTTTTTTCCCACTTATGAACTCTTTTGTAAAAGTTAAATGGTCCTTTTACAACACCTGTTCCCATTAAAGCAGATTCAAATATAGCACTTCTAAACACATTCACAGCACTGGTATCTTGTAGCTGGTCGTGTATTTGCTTTTCCATGTTTAAAGCTGCTTCTTGAGCCGGACTAATCTGTGGCTCTCCTAAAACAGACGGACCTTCGCTTATAGGAGCGTTAGCGTACTTATCTTGCAAACCACCTAGAAAATCAGAGGCGGGAGTTGCCTCCATACCACCCGGACTTAATTCTCTTCCGTCCCCAGCAAACCCATAAGGGTCAGCAGTCTGAAGCTCATCTAAAGGAGTTTTAAGATGTGCAAACTCTGCAATGCCTTCTGGAACGGTAGTAGGCTCTATTACCATAGGAAATTTTTTGTTAGAAAATAGAATGTCTACAATTTGACCGTAGGCAGCAAGAACTTTAGTCTTGGTAATTTTAATAAATACCTTAGACTTTTCAGAATCACGATACTGTGTGGTAGAATCGTATATTCCTCTAAAGTTTTTGTACGCTTTTAGCCATCGTTGCTCGTAGGAGTAACGACCATTTTCTGAATCTTGAAATTTACCTGTGATGTACTCTGATAAACTTGGCATATCCCTATCAGGATTTGCTACTACTACCTCAGAGTCATCTGCTGGTTCTAGAAAATTATCCGACATATGAAGTCCTAGCTAAAGTAGTTTCTATCGTCAGCCATTTTAAAGAAGGATGCTTCGACAGTTGGTTTAGTCTGCTTTTTAGGCATGTCTTCAGAGATTGGTCCTTGCTTTACGCGAGTGTCAAACTCAAGACCTTCACGGTATAGCTTTGATGCGCCTTCGTCTGTATCAACACTTACTTTATCAGAGTTCATAACGTACGATGCACCGTAGTTGTAATTATTGTTTGGCATTTCTGCCTCCTTGCGGTTACATGGGTTGGTTTAAAAATGAGCCAGTCATTGAGGTTTGTCGTCCTTGCTCTGCGGCTCGTGTGGCAAGGTTTACTTTTTGTTTTGCATTTCCTGCGGATAGCATACCGCCTGTAGCAGGAACGGGGTCAGGTATTCGTACAGGAGCGGTGGAAACAGGCTGAGTCCCGTCGGGTGCAACGTTACCAAACTCGTCGTCTACTCTAGCTTCCCGTCTCATACGCTGTTCTTGAAGCATAGTTGGCTCAGTCGGAATAGCCTGTGCGACAGATACAACATCCGATGGTGTTATAGGAAGAAACTCTGTAGCCCCTGCTATTACGCCAGCAGTCTTTGCCAGAGGGGACGGTAGACCCAAGGCTTCTGCCTGTTGAGTTACAGCACTGTACGTTTGTTCTGCAGCAATAGCACCTAAACCTATAGTCACAGGTGGAAACACTGCCTTGAGAACTTTGCCTACGCCTTTAGTTATAGGCCTGCCAAACTTTTCAAAAAAGGCCTGCTTTGCATTTGCGCCTGCTTCTGCAGAACTTTGTTTCTTTACATCTGCACGAGCCTGATTTGTCTTTAGGTTTGCTGCTGCAACTTCTTCTGCATTTGCTGCATTTGCTATGGTTCTAGCGTCGGCTTCTTTGCGTAACGTTTCAGTACTCACTCGCGAGGCTTGTGTTTGTTCTTCCATTTTAGCAGCGGATAGGTCATTCCCTGCTGCTATCTGTTCGGGAGTAGCACTGGTAATCTCTACAGCAGAACCTAGCTTAGTACCTTTTATTTGTAAGTCAGGATACGTAGCATTAAATTCAGAAGGTAGGTCTAGGTTTAAAAACACACCTAGACTTTTTGCATCTGTGCTGTTTGTTGCATCTGCCATTAGCTTTTCAAAGCCAACAAGAGCCGAGCGACGTGCTTCTAGTGAATCTAAGTTTTCTACATCTGTGTAAAAACCTGTCATCGTCTTATCAATAAAATTATCTACGTTACCAGAGCCGTGACTAATAATTTCTGACGCGGCAGTAGGGTCACCTAGCTGATTGGCAATAGCGGAAGCTACAATACGGCGAACGGTGGTATATCCCGATGGTTTATTTTTAAGAAGGGATAGCGTTTTTTCATCAATGTTAGGGTAAACGTACTTTTCTAATGCTGCAGAAATCTTTTTTGTATCAATATCCGGGAACAATTCCCCGTCCACAGCAGAAGCATGTCTTCTGTTCATAATCTGCTGCATTACAGGACCAAGGGGCTTGTCTGGCCCTTTTCCTTTTCTACCCTGTCCTACCTCAACGTCAGGAGACATCATAGTTCCTGACTGCATATTGTAGTAAGGACGAGCAGGATACATTTCTTCAGCTTGCTCTGCGGTAGTTACAATACCCGCTAAATCCGTTCCTCTGTAGCCCAGCATACTAGCCACAACTGCGTCTCGCATTACAGGGTCAGGGATTCTTCCTATCCCTTTCATAATGCCTTCAAGAACGCCAATGGGTATCGCACCCTTTGCTAACTTTCTAGTTCCTGTGGTGATTCTTTTTACATTACCAGCAAGAACAGCCTTGGTATCTTCTACTATAGGTCTAACTACGTTCGAACGAATGTCTGTTTTAAAAGTAGAGGAACGACTTGCAACTTCTAATTCTGCAAAAGAAGAGTCGAGAGATATACCAGCGGTATTTAACTTTTTTACTACGCCCGATAAGCCTTCGATGTTTCTAGCAACTTTAGTAGGGTTTGAAAAAGCCTTTTGTAAACTAGTAGCGAACTCTTTTGTGCTATCGTCTTTAAGAAGAAAAGGGTCTACTGGTACACCGTTCTTGTACAGACGAGCAATCATACCTTCACGAACAGTAAAGTTGCCGCTACCTATGCGAGACTGAATTTCATCCATAGAAGGAATGTTTCCGTCGGGAAACAAGCCATTCTTCAGAACGTTAAATTCAGCTATTCTTGCTTGTTGTTTTTTAGTAGCCATCAGTATCCGAATACTTCATCTTGTACTTGGTGGACATGGTTCTTAATCGCACCCAGTTGTCTGTGTATGGAAGCGTACCCACTCATGCGTGTCATCATCATGTAGCGTAGGGCATCGTATGCGTGGTCTTCAGCCTTGGTGTCTACATCTTCGCTGTTTGTTTTGGACAGTGGTATACCCGTAAGCTGCTTGATTGTGTTTTGACAGTTAGCAAAGATACGCAGTCTAGGCTCTTGCGAATACGGTTCGAGAGCCAGCCGTCTGTGTAGTTCCATCTTACCTTGGATTCTATTTCTATCAGAAGGTGTCCATCGTACGCCCACTCTCATCATAGTCTCTGCTATGGATGGACCAAAGCCTGTCTTGTTCCAGCAAGACGAATCGAGTACGGTATAGTGGGGAAGAGGGTCAAGTTGCTCTGCTTCTAGTATTTTATCAGCCAGTTCTTCTGCTGTCAAGTGCTTTTGGTATAATTCTCTATATATCCAGATATTATTATCCCAGTCGATTGCACCCCAAAGGACACAAGATGGACTGGCATAACCATAATCGGCAGCGCGGATGCGAGGCCAATTAGTCGGCAAGTCAAAAGGTTCAACCACATGTCTAGCACGAGAGAACTCTGGAAAGGCTGCGCCCTCTGCTACATCCCAGTCTCCTTCTAGAAGTCGCTTGCGCTCCACCTCTGGTAGAGAGAGCAGCATGGCTTCGTACTGACCATCTTCCATAAGGAAGGGATTGTCTGTCAGACGAGCCGGAACGAACTTACGGTAGAAAAGAGCCTCGCCTGCCCTTTTGTGGTTAGAGGGGTATACGAATGGCTTCTGTGTTTCTATATCGAAGGCAGTGAAGGGCTTGTTAGGTTCAATCCCATCAATGTATGTTTTCTTAACCCACCAGCCGCCGATGCCACCGGGGTTGGCTGTGCATCGCATGTATAGGCTTTTCTGCAACTCTAAGTCTGTCGTACGCAAACGAGAACGAAGATAGTCCCAGACGTACGGCGTGGGGTACTGGGTAATCTCGTCGATGCCTATCCAGTTAAACGCCTGTCCTTGGAAGCGAGTTACGTCCTTGTCTTTGTCTAGGTACGTAAACCAGATGGTTGCCCCTGATGGAAAGTGCCATGTGGACTTCGACTCACGAAACTTAGCTCCGGGAAACGCTTTGGTGTATAGCTGGCGTGATTTGTCAATCAGTTCGGTTAGTTCGTCCAGAGTACGTCTGAGAAGCAAGCCACGATGGTTAGGATTGTGGCAATAGCGAAGAGGGTCAGCGAGAAGAGCAAAACTTTTGCCGCCGCCTGCTGCTCCTCCATATAGTACATCCCTTTCACTGGATGAAAGGAACTCTTCCTGAGGTCCGGGGTTAGGCTCGAATACAACTTCATAGTCTTGGACCAGTTCAGATACGGCTGCGGGTATGTTTTCTAAATCAGACTTGTCGATTACTGCCGTTTTAACGCCCTGTAGGGCCTGTTCTACCTTTACGGTGGAGGCTTCTACCTTACGAGCATAGCTACGCTTGTTCTCGGCCTTCTCAGTGGCTTTTACAGCACGTTTCTTAGCGTCACGTACTTTCTTCTGTGCAGCACGTCGTGCTTTCTCTGCGCGAGACACGTTGTAGATAGCTTTAGGAGCGTTGGGGTCCTTTTTGGGTCTACCCCGTTGTTTCGGCGGTGCTTGCTGCTTTTCTTCCACGATGTTCCTTAAACATGTCCTTGCTGCGGTTGATAGCAGCTTTTCTTGCCTCTACATGACTGCCGTGAGCAGACGTGGGCTTAATCTTTCCATCTACAACTGCGTCGTATAGCTCATCTTCGTTGTACTCGTACTTACCATGCACACTAGGTACATTAACATGCTTGTCATCTATTTGGAATGTGTATGAACGCTCAGAGAATAGCTCCCCATTCTTTTTGTAGAGGGGGCGACCATACTTAGTTTTTTCTCCGGTGTTTTCGCCACCGTGTTCTCTAGGCATCTTTTTCTGCCGAACTAGCTGCCTTACGTCCACGACAGGCCTTTCCGCCATGTGCTAGAGTCTGACGACCCTCTAGGTAATCTCTTCTTTGTATGTCTTCGATGATGTCTTCTTTATCTTGTTCGCTTGTGTTTCCTCTGTTTGAGAGGTCATCTAGTCGTTTTCTGGCTTGTTTCTCTTCACTTTCGGTGAGTGTGCCACTTTTTATAGCCGCATCAAGCTCTGTCATATTCATTTTGTTTACATCAACCATCTATGACCATCTCTTTCTTTGGTGGTAGCAGAACTACACCATGTATAGCTTGCACGTTGTGGTTCATTGTCTCTTGTTTTGCTACGCCTACGCGGTTTAGTAGCGATTCGGCGGCTCTGAGGCGCAAATCATCCCCTCTGTCGGGTACGGGGTTGTCAATCGTAGTGACAAGTCGATTTGCTGCCTTCAGAGCGTTCACAGAAAGTATGTTTTTGGTACGTTGT